CATCCGCGATCCACCCGATCTTATGACGGTCCGGAGTCTGTTCCGCATTTAAATACTCGTCTTTCCACTTAAATCTCTTCAGTGGCAAATTCTTTATAATGTTTAGGCATATATCTAGGTCTGCATCCGTTATTTCGGTTTTTGCGCGAATGTCTGATGTAACTGTCCAAGTATTTGTTGATGGTTTGGCAGCGCTATCATTTGCAAGTTGTAAATCGTATGTAGGCGAATTCGTTTTTATACCAATATTACCGTTGAAATAATTTGCATATGTATTTGTCTGATATATATTCCACGCGTTCGTAACTGTTCCACCAACATACGGCGTGTACATATATAATAAATACATATTTGTTATGCTGCCGGATTTGATATAAGGCGAAATTCTTATCCCATACGCACTCGTAGTTGTCGGTGTAGCGGATGATCTGTCATGATGCCCGAACTGTATAAATAATCCGTAAAGTTGTGCTAACGTTCCCGCGTCGCTGTCAGATGTTGAATTACGAAATGCGCTTGCCACAATCGGGCATATGTATCCAGAATTTGTAACACCGGATGGATACACCGTGCACATATACAAATTCAAACCCCGCAACGGATCAGTGTAATTAGAAACTAAATCATGACGGCTATATATATATGCTAAGTTGTTGCGCGATCCACCTATAGTAGTTTCATTAATATATAAAAAGTCGTTTAGTGTTATGTTCATTGGTGAACTTGTCCATTTCGTGCCATCCCACACGGCTGGCCGCCAATTCGTAGTGCCCGCCGGAATTCGACTGTTCAAAGTATATAACTGAGTGTCAACCACATCCGAATTATAATTTAGGTCATTAACATCTACAAAATCGTTGACTCCCGGCTTTCTCAACCCATAATGATTTGTGTATTGCATTTACCCACCTCCAAACTTCAACAAAGTTTTCAAACGGTCAACTTTCATCAAAAGTTTGTTATATTCGCGAGCCACCTTATTCTTCTCTTTTAAAATATTCTGATAATCGAGTAGGGCTTGGGCCTTCCCTGTACTCCCATCTTTGAACGACTCTATGATATCGATTTTCTCTGCGCATAAATCCTCATACTTTGCAAGCTCATCAAATTTCTTCTCAAGTTCATCAAAAACTTCATTAACATATTTCTCATCTATTTTCATACATTCACCTCACGCCTTCATAATATATGCTAATTTGTAGTATGGGGGTCTGACATCGCAATCACTTCCTGTAAAAGTTGCGGAATGTGTATGTGGGTCCGCTGAGCCGCTTGCATTCCCTCCTGCACTCCCCGTATCTCTTTCAATGGAGGAATTGCCGGTCGCTCTACTCCCCGATCCATAATTTAGACTGTTGCCGGTCCCTGTCCAATCACCATACGAATGACTATGCGCAATATTTTCTAAGGTTAGTGAGCAACTTCCAATAGTAACGGAGGCAGTTGGTTTGATTTGGTAATCTTGGGTGCCGGCAGGCGTCGGTCTTCCTGTTGCTCCAGGACTCAATGTTCCACCAGCCCCAATTACAAATTTATTTAGAAGGTTCGGCGTCCCATTATTCCCGTTGCATAAATACCATCCACTCGGTACACTCGACCCCGACCACATTATTATAATGCCACTCGGCACGGCACCCCCAACCAAATCCTCATAATGTTTATTTCCACCCGAATAATATAATAAATCTGCATCCATTCCCGATCCATGCCCATCATTATTAACATTCCAAAAAATTGTGTTTACTGAGGTTTCTGTATAATGCGTGTTATCGTGATTATGCCCCATATACACACTCATAATTTCATCATACTGTGTTTCGGCATGATTTAATAATGTGGTAGTTATGGTGGTCGTCGAAGTCCAATTTGTTTTTGTATAAGCCATTTATGACACCTTCATAATATAATAGAGAGCATAATATGGTGGAATGTTCGAAAAATTATCGAAAGTGACGGATTGGGAACCATGATCATGCGCAGAACCGCTGCCTGTGGCCGCTGTCGTCCTTGCTGTATCCGAATACGATGTTGATACGCTATTTGTGTCAGCTCCTGACACGCCGGTACCCGTCGCATAATAGTCTTTATATTTGTGATAATGTGATGGAATTTGTGTTAAACTCAAACTTGTCCCAGATGTTGATACAGTCCCGCCCATATTCGAAATTGATGATGAACCGCCAGTTCCTCCGATTTCCGCGAGAGTTCCGCCATACACAAATCTATCTCTCAGATCCGGAGTACCATTCGAACCGTCACAAATTTTCCATCCAGATGGTATGGTGGCCGCCGATCCTTTCCAAATGCATATTGCGCCGATTGGCAATACTGCCCCCATCAATTCAGATAGTTGGTGACCATCTAATAAATCTGCATCTGCTCCCGACCCATACCCCATATGCCCAGTATGAAAACAGAAGGCATCCGATTCCTCCTTCGTATAATACCGATCATCATGATTATGCGTATTTAAAACATCTTCAAATTCATCATACTGTGTTTCTAAGTGATTGAGGAGTTCTGCTGATATCGCAGTATCTGTCGTCCAATTCGTCTTTGTATATACCATTCTCTCACCTACACCTTCATAATATATAATAGGGCTATGTATGGTGGTCGTATGTCTAATTGGCTGATTGTCAAATACGAATTTGCATGACTGTGTCCAGTTCTTCCTCCAGTATATGTTTGTGAGTCATTACACGTATAGTATGTCGATCGTGCTACGTCCGTGACTGCGCTTAATGCAGAGTATGGTCCAGTCGTCCTACCCGTACTATTTTTTCTATCATAATATGAATGTGTATGTGATGGTAATTCCGCATCTGTCAGTGTATGTGAATTTGTTGTGAATGTGCAGGTCGGCGTAACATTTTTTGTTCCTCCAGTACTACCATATGCATAAGAACCGCCAGCCCCAATAACAAATCTGTCACGCAAATCCGGAGTACCGTTCGACCCATTGCATATTACCCAACCACTTGGTACTGAAGCCGCATCACCTTTCCAAATCGCAATTACGCCACTCGGCACCGAACTATTTATAATGTTTTGTGCGCTCTGACCGTCTAAAGTTTCTGCAACAAATCCCGATCCACTCCCATCATTATCACTCTTAAAATATTTGGAATCCATCTCGCTCTTTGTATAATACCGCGTTAAATGATTATGCGCATTAAATATACTTAGCATCTCATCATATTGTGTTTCCATATGATTGAGAGCATTGACTTTGTCGGTAGTGGTCATTCCATATTCTCTCCATGCAGTTTTTGTATAAGTCATACTCACCCCCTCACATTATAAATATTTACTTGGAGTGTTTCGAGTTCGCTTTTCTGTTTGACGAATGGAAATTTGCATAATTCGATTCCGCTTCCCAAAGTATTTGTTGCAGTATCCCCACCAAATAACCCAACATGCGAAATCATATGTTCATTGCCCTCATTCGCATTAAAAACCGTAATGCACGTAAGAGTTGTGCCGTCATCAGTCTGATAAGTTATGGGCTTTCTGAAGAATTCATTGCCATTCGTATATAGTGCACAATAAACAAATTTGTCGCCCGTTGCAAAACACGGGAAATATGAATCGCTCGGCGTCGTACTGTCTGGGTATATCTGTCTAAATGGATTGGGGAGATCATTCCACTGCCATACTTTCGTAAATTCTTCGAGACCTCGAACGACATCCGTCGACGACATTGTAAGAGACAGTTTTTCTTTGGCGTTCTTCGCAATTTTACAGAAAATGTCCTCCCAAGATTCGTCAACCGGCCCAGAAGACGCTTCCACCTCATAAAAAATAAGACCCTCATTATACGAAATCCGCACAGACGTTATTAAAAAGTCGGTGGAGACATTAAATGCGCTCAATGAAATATTTTGGAGTGTTCCGCTCGTAATCTTATCTGTTGTTATATAATTTGCATGATATCCGATCGTTCCATATTCATTTAGAATGCCGCGGGCTGTCGATAATCCCTGTTCATAGTCAGACATATTTGTGTCCATGTCGACTCTTTCGTATTTGCCAGTCCCGAAACCCTCAGTAAGTTTTCGAGAAGTTAATTCCGCATAATTCGTAACTTTTATGATAAGTGGAAAAGACCCGATATACTCAACTTTCAAAATATCTGAAGAAGATAATGGAGTTGCGCCCTGATCTTGGGTAATTGTATTGTCATCTAGCTTCCAATACCAGCTCTTTCCTGTTTCGACGCCTTTGATGCCCACATCCTGAATAACATCATTAACATATATTGTGGGTTCCTGCTTTATTGGATATCCAACTGTGAACGTCTTTTGGTTGCCATCTCCCTTAAAATATTCAGTAAGTGCGTCCGTTAAGACTTTTGGGCCAATTACATACTGTACATTTCGGTAATTTGGATTTCCCTCACTCAACTCAAAACTCAATAATTTTGTATAGTCTGTAATATCAAACTCGCTGGAGAATGTCGTCCTCTCAATAAAATATAATTTTTTGTCGTAGTCGATGAACCATATGTAGCCGGAAATGGCCGCCAAAGTATCGAAAATTTCTTTGATGGTTTTGAAGGGGAAGACCGCTCTATCTAATTCCTCGCCATTTAAAATCTCCCCAACTTCTATAGATTCTTCGGAGAGATAATTATTCAAAATGTTTTGGACGATTTGGCCCGCAAAGATATTGCTATCATATGCATATGATATTACGCGTCTCTCCGCAATCACCGTATAATCAATGCCGGACACATCAATTCTTTTGAATGAGTTCGCCGAATCTACCAAACTACTTTTTACAGTATCGACAATTCCGCCAAACGCCAACTCGTCATTCAAAAAAATTTGGATATCCTGTCCTTTTCCAATATTGTATTCTCCATTCCTATCAATTATAGAGAAATTTACGGTCGACCTATGATTAACATCATCATATATTTCAAATGTGTCCATCAAAACATGATTTTCAAAAAACATATCAATATATTTGTAGGAGGATATTTGGGACCACGTACTTCCTGAAAAATTTCCCCAAGTATAACATTCTCCAATATATTTACCCCCAACAAATACTAATGGCATCATAGCTGTATGCCTCTCGACTTCAATCTGTCCGCCGCATACTTAAATAACGATCCCGAAATCTTCTTCCCATCCAAATACACATTTACTACCACATTATTCTCCGCATTATTAAATTTCGAAAGTGGTAAGACGACTTCGGGCTCCGCTTCCGCAATTAATGCAAGCTGTGGGGTCCGCGCAATTCCTCCATGCTGATATTTGCCAATTTTATAGACTGATCGAGTTGTTGTACTACCAATTCTTACGCCAGATCCGGATGGCGTTACGGATGATGACCAAGCAGATGCTGCTCTTGATTGTGCTGCCGAAATCCAAGATGATGAAGATGGTAACCAACTATTTGAATATTGTGTAATTTTGGTGGACTCCTTAAAACCGTATGGCGATGATTGAGAAGTTGACTGTGTTAAATTTTGCATAACCTGTTTATAAATTTGTTGAGAAAGTGGAGATTCGTTGGGTTTCCAAGCACCCGATAGATACAAACTTTCGATGAGACCTGGCGTCATACCAGCCATATCGACCTGACAAATTCCTCCGATTTCTGCAAAAGCCTCTTCAGCATATAATTGACTTCCTCCAGAAACATTCACTGTTCCATATCCGCCACCACCACCACCACCTCCTCCACCACTCATCCCAATATTTGCCCCCACATTAATATTATAATTCTGCCCTGTAATCCTCGATAACATCTGCGCCAACTGATTCAAAGTATTTAGCATGTTGTTTACGGCAGTACTCAACATCGATGACATACTATTCAAATTTGATTGCCAAGTATTTAATACTCCAGGCCAAATATTACTCTTCAAATTTTCAAAGAACGTATTTAGCATATCAAATGATTGTTTGACGGAACTGTTGAAAAATTCGAAGACAGTGGCTGTCCTGGTCGATAATTCAACTTGCGCTGCCGTCCACAACGCAATTAACTGTGCAGTCGTATCGATCATTGACTTCCCAATATTATCTCTAAACTGATAACTCATCAATGATGTATTGTTGACAAAATCTGTATAAATTTTTGTTAATTCGGAGATGATATTTCGCCAAGACGATACTCCTTCTGCTCTTATAATATCCCACGTCTTCCTAAAGTACGACTTCAAATTATTTAGACGGTCTTGCGCATTCTTAACTAAATTATTCATGTTTTGTAGAGTTATTGTAGCGACAATTGTATCACTATTGGGAGTTTCGGAGGAAGCGGATCCTACAATACCACCATCCGCAAATAACCGTATGCCAAAAAGCGGTAATATTTTTTGGAGGATTCGCCAGCCCGCGGATCTATTATCTAACGGAACTAGAGCCTCTGCCCCAGCTTCTCCAAAAATTCCGAAAGTTGGCTGATCAACTACTCCACCCTCCGCATACCCCAAATTCCGTATTGCATCACTCAACAAATTATTTGAGTATGTGGAAGTAGCTGATCTATATGACTGAAGAATCCGACCTGCAAAATAATTTGCGGCCGTGACTACCTTCGAAGATAAGTAGTCTGCGGCAGTCGCAATCTTCACTCCAATGTCCGGTATCGAAGCAATTTTGCTATATATGATGTTGGCTCCACTATACAAACTATTTTGTACAGATTGTCCGCCCATCGTCAAATTCCGATTGGCGTTATATGAGCCTGCAGTCAATTGATTTCCAGAACTTTGCCCAGAATTTATAATTACGGCTCCCATCTCCTGCGCCTTCATTAAATTATAGTCGCCGCTCTGTTTTAATGAAGTACCTGCTGATCCAACATTCGCTTTGAATGTATTTGTCGCCGTATCAAAAGAAATTACGACTGCATTACCCGAATCTTTTAAAAATTTTGAAGTG